CCGCCATCGAAGAGGTGAAGTGATGACCGCATACAGCCGCCGGGTCTTTGAGAGTGCCAGGCGCAACGGGGAGCCATGCTCAGTTAGGCACTATGAGCGGATCATGGATGACCTGCTGGCAGGCTGTAATCCTGATGAAATCGAGGAATTGTATCCGTTCACGGGCGAAGGGGACACGAATGTAGCCTATGCGATTTTTCGATTAAAGGTTGACGAATGGCTAGGAAATTAGTATTCGTTTCCTGGTTGTGCCTGTTCTTGTTTTTCATCTGTCTTGACATGAGGCATCAGCGGGATCGATTGGCCGTCAAGGTGAAACTGAATCGCAAGGCCCTGGCAAATCAGCAATGGGAGATCGATCGTGCCCGGGACCGCAATCAGGAAATGGACGAGCTGATCTGGATGCGCCGGGCAACGGAACTGAACCATGCAGACTGGGCGCTGATAACCAAGACTATATATCGCAAGGCAAGTGAGTATGGATTGCGGCCGGACCTGATGCTTGCGGTGGCGCATCGGGAAAGTAATTTTAATCCATTTGCTCAGAGTTCGGTTGCCAGGGGGGTCATGCAAATAAATTATAATGTTTGGGCCGAACCCCTGGCTTTGGATGAAGCGTCTATTTATGACATCGAGAAAAATATAGATGCCGGTTGTAAGATCATGCGGATGTATCTTGATGAAGCGGGCGGAAATGAAATTAGGGCGCTAGAGCTCTACAATTGTGGGTATAAATTGACCAATCCCCGGTATGTCCCACGGATACAAAGTTCAAAGTTTTACCAAGCGCCGCAGTAAAGGTTGACAAACGGTAAAACAAATACTACTATAATGGCAATGAAACTTAAAGCAGGTGATTTTTGGCTCTCCAAGCATTTCAGTTTTTTTGAGTGCACGAAATCAAGGGATCACCCGGAACTCGTAAAAGCGAACCGGGAATATTTTTCGCACCAGCCGTACCTGGACCGCCTGATTTTCGGCAGTGAATATATGCTCGAAGGGATTAGGGAAATAGTCGATGCGCCGGTGATAGTAAATAATGGCGGGCGTTTCCCGGAACTCAATGCGGCGGTTGGCGGGGTATCGACAAGCCAGCATCTATTTGCCAGGATGAATGATGGAGCTTATGACATTACAGTGCCAGGCCAAAAGGTTGAAATGGTAGCTTTTAAGATATTCAACCATGGTCTCAGTTTCTATCAAATGCGGGTATATACCAAGATCGGGTTCATTCACATCGGAATGCCCAGGAGATACAGGGACATGCAGATATCGTTTCCCGAATCGGAAGCGCCGGGATGGGCGAAATGAGCCGCTTGCGCCCCGATAAAATCACCGATGTAATCACTGGCATTTGGTATCCCTGGGAAAAGCGAGAGACGCATATTTGCTGTAAGTGCGGGTCGCAGCATTCAGTCTATTTCAAAACGAAGGACGGCAAAGTTTATTCAAAGTGGAATGTTTTGGAGAAAAGGCAGGGCTTCCTGTTGTGCACATGGCAAAGGGCCAATGCGAATTGATTTAAGCGATGGTCGAATAATCAAAATTTATGGAAACGGCCATGGGTGAAATTATAGATATCAAAACCGGGTTGCCGAAAGAGCCTGACACGCCGCATTTGACGTTGCAGACTTTAGACAATAAAGTTCATATCATCCCCGTTTCTGTTTTCACGGATATCATTTCAGGGAAAATAAAGTTAACCGATATTGACGATTGGGAAATAATAGCCAGAACAGCTTTGAGTATTGTTTTGGCAGTGTCTACAAAGGAGGTTGTAAAATGAGATCATTGCTTATAAGATATCGGCTTTGGCGTGCTGGCAGAATATTTTTAAAAATGTGGAGGCACTATGAAGAAAAAGAGCAGAACGTTTTACAACCTTGGCATTATATGCGGGATATGAAATGATCAAAAAACTATTACTTAAGGTTAAAAAGTATTCCCCCTGGATTTTAGCGGTCATTCTCTTCATCTCCCTGGCGGCCGGTCTGTTCTATAAGCAGAAGTTTGCCAAGGCGGAGTTGACGCAGGTCAGGCTGATAGAGGAAAAGCGGATATTGGCTGAAAGCTATTCCAGTGATAGGGCAGAACGTATCAAAAAGGACAAGGCGAAAAACATTATCATTCTATCGCTGAAACAACAGACAATAGAAAAAGATAATGCCTCTCAATTGATTGTAGTGAAGCAAGCGAATGAGATCAAGGCTTTACGCTTCACTGTCGGGTCATGGGAAGATAGATACAACCGATTGGAGCCAGAAGCCCTACAGTTGACCGCGAAGGTTGCGGCACAGGATGAAACGATCGGATTGCTGAAGTTGACAATCAGCGAAATGGAATGTCAACATAATGAGGATATTGAATACATAGCGGGCCTGGAAATGAAATTTGTAAAGTGCCAGCGCCTGCTCGATATTAGCATTGCGAACACAGCCAGCATACTGAAAAAAGGCTGGCTGTTTAAGTTATTCGGAAATATCAAAATCGGGCCGGGTGGTGGATTCAGCATTGACGGCAAGGGCAGTATTGGAATTTATGCGATATGGGCAATCAATTAAGGTGCTATAATGGCAAGTATACCAAAGAAATCGAATAAATTAAATTTTGAAATGGCAATCAATGTAAAAAAAAGTATTGCTGGTATTAAAAAAGTTCAATCTGAAATAACAAAATTGACGATGGTTCCATTGATGGAAATCAGGAAATTGATTATTCCATTTTTGATTACTATCGGAATTTCATTTGTCCTTGGCTTTATAATTGGATTTATTTTAGGGGCGCACTATGGGCGATAAACTAAAACCTAATTTCATTGCCGCTACACTGATGATCAACAACACATCTCCAAAAATGCTGAAGCAAATAATCGCCTGGCTTAAAGCCCAGGCCGCATTTCTACAGTACAGTGAAAAACAGATAGACAAAAAGTACATCGCCCGGTATATGCCGGTGCGAGGGTTTGATGAAAAGTGAATAAGTTTACTCCCAAAAAAGCTCACTTTGTATTATTATATTTAAAGCCAGGTAGTGATACATATTTCAATGCTACGAAGTCGGCAATTGGAGCTGGTTACAGTAAAAAGACGGCAAGATCGATAGGGCAAAGATTGTTGACAAATGTTGACATAGCTGCTGCTATTGCTGAGGCTCAAAAAACTATTGCCGAAAGAGTTGGAATCACATTAGAGCGATGGTTGCAGGAACTATGCCATTCAGGGTTTCTCGATCCAATAGATTTATTTGAGGATGATGGATCTTTGAAGCTCATTAAGAATATGCCTGAATCTGCAAGGCGAGCAATTAACGGTCTTGAGGTAACAGAGATATTTGATGCCGCTGAAGGTGATCAAAAGATGGCTATTGGTTTATTGAAAAAAATCAAACTCATTTCAAAAAACGACAGTCTGGAAAAGATCGGCAAGCACCTGGGATATTTAAAAGAAGAGGTCAAGCATTCCGGGAACATTAATATTGGCCCATCTTATGAAGAGGTTAGAAAAGCAATCGCTGCTGTTGAAAAAGAAACGTGACCAACTATGAATATGCTGCTGAATATTTGCGATGCAGAAAAGATGTAGTTTACTTCGCCACAAAGTATTGTTTGACCGAAAAGAAACTCCGCGACGGCGCTTTGATCAAAACCGATATTGTCCCTTTCCCGGATTATCCCTATTTGCGGGAACTATTACTTTCGCTTCACAATCCGGGCAATACACTTGACGAAAAATCCAGGCAGATGCTTTGGTCATGGGCGGTCATGGTGGACAGTTTGCATTGCATCACTTTCGAGGACAGTTATTCAGAAAAGGTTATAAGCCGCAAGGAAAATCTTGTCGATGATGGCGGGATGAACGCCACGACTGATTCACTTTTTGGCCGCTTGTTTTTCATGTGGGATAAATTGCCGCCATTTCTGAAAGCGCCCCTTGCCTTTAGTAACCTGAAAATAACCAATACGGTCAATGGCTCTTTTGTTAAAGGTGAAAGTACGAACGTTAAGGCCGGGCGTGGCGGGGTCTATAATAAGATCAAGGCGGATGAATGGGCTTATTGTGATAACTCGGAAAGTATATTCGCGGGCATTCATTCGGCCTGTCCAAATAATAAAAAATTCGGCAGCACTCCGAATGGTAAGGGAAATAACTTTGCAAGGCTTCGATTCTCAGATCAAAAAGAAACAGGCTTCAAAATAAATACTTGGCATTGGAAAATGAATCCGGAGAAAACGCAGGCATGGTATGAACAGGAAATCAAAGGCTTGACCCGCGAGCAGATAGCCAGGGAATATGAGATCAGTTATGCCGGTTCCGTCGAAGGCCAGGTCTATTATAACTTCGATCTATTGCATGTCATTGACTTGGAGTATGATCCACACCTGCCGCTTTACTCAACCTGGGATTTTGGCATCGGGGATCCTACATCGATTATATGGTTGCAAATTAATCCTTTGGGTGATATCTTGATAGTCGATGAATTTGAACTCAATGAAGAAGAGCCGCCGTATTTTGCAGAGCTTGTCAAGGGCAAATACAAAAACAAATATGAGGATCATATTGGAGACCCGGCGGGCAAGGCGCGGGGAGTTACAAAGAAATCATGGGTATCATGGTTGCATGAATGCGGCATTGAAATCAGAACGCCATGGATTCATACTTATGATGAACGGATATTGGCTACTCGAAAGATCATGCCGAAGCTCTATGTTTCAAAGCGTTGTGTTTTATTTCAGGACCGTGTTTCAAACTATCGGTTTCCTGTTGACGATGAAGGGCGGCCAACGAGCGACAAGCCGATCCATAACTGGGCTTCGCACATGATGACCGCGCTTGAGTTTTTCGTAACCTGGAAATACCCCCTGCGGGGTGATAGCGTAAGTACTTTATAGTGAGGTGAATTATGCCGGATCAATTATTTGAGAGCAAGACGGCGGCGGTTGTTTTGAAATCGTTTCTGGAAGCAAAGAAGCAAGAGGAAATATCGAGGCAAGATAAAGCTAATGTGCGCCTGGCTGTATATCATGATGATTGGAGCGAAATTCTAGAGAAAACGTTAGCTGGGCAATTCATCAAGGAAAATTATGAAAGGATTCGATTACTGAAAAACACAACGCAGAACATTTATAAAAAGGTTGTCAATGATGTTTCAGTCGTTTACAAGGTTGCCCCTACGCGGGACTATGGCGAGAATGAAATCATAGATGACATTTACGATTATCTAGGCATCAACGAATTCATGAAGCAGTGCAACCGATATGGGACAGCCTTGAATGATGTATTAATCCGGGTAGGATGGGATGAGGATACGGAAAAGATTACATTAGATTTACAGACTCCGGCCAACACATCAGTCATTCAGCGGGATAGATACCCGCAGCAGGCTGCCGCCATTTACTACGAAATCGAATACATCGATAGCGAATTTAAGGTTGAAATGATCAATGTCTTTTGGTCTGACTTTGAGCATTTTCTTTTCAACGAAAAAGGAGATGTGAGACCCCCAACAGAGGACAACCCCGAAATGATCAACCCTTATGGCAAACTGCCGTTTGTAATTGTTCACATGAATCAGTTGCCGGGGATGTTCTGGAATCCTACCGAAGGCAGCGATATAGTTGACGGTACAATTGCGACAGGATTCAAGCGGACGCTGAAGGATCATCTATTCAAGCACCAGTCATTCAAGCAGCTTTGGTTTCGGTCGCAAAAAGGAGACGTTGCCCCCAAGATGGCATCCGATCCATTGACTGCATTTTTATTGACCGGAGAGAATTCAGAGGTTGGGGTTCTGGATTTGGTTGCGCAATTCAATGAAATGGAATTATCGCTCCAGGCTGACATCAATGCCTTCCTGGCAACCTATGGATTATCAATTGATATGTTTGCAGTGAGCGGGGAGGAGGCCAGTGGTAAGGCATTGAATATCAAAAACCGGGGCTTGCGGGAAATCAGGGAGGCGCAGTTGCCGGTATTTCGCAGGGTAGAAGGTGAACTATTCGAGATGATTCGATTGGTTTACAATACCTACAACCCGGGCGCGATCCCAGAATCACTTGAATTCAAAATTGATTTTGCGGAACTGGAGACCTACATTGAGCCGATGGAGAAAAGGAAGCAGTATCAATGGGATGTTCAAAACGGTGTTTTGTCCCCAGGTCAGTTCTTTATGAAATTCAATCCCGATATAGTCGATGAAAAGGAAGCTGAAAAACGCATGGCTGCTAACTTGAAGAAATACAAGGATATGCGAAATCAGGGCTTCAGTTTTGATAA